ATTTTAAAAATTGGAAAAAGATTTGGTCCGAAGATCCTATTGAAACTCCTTATGTTAAAGATTGGGCTACAGCTAGTCCTTGGTTAGGAATGAATGTGTTAAGCATTAGCGATAAACTAGTTGCAGTAGAATCTAGACAAACTCGTTTAATAAAACAATTAGAAAGAAACGGTTTTGATATTATGCCTGTAGTAATGCGTCATTGTCGTACACTCAGTGGCGGCCCTCACTGTGCTACATTAGACACAGTTAGAGATGATGAATACGGCGACTATAGTTAAAATTTTTTGATGTCCCTCTTGTGTTGATAATTACTATATCACGAGGTAAACGATGTACGATATATTTTTTGTAGGTAAAAGTAACGACGAATATCAAAAATTAAAAATAAGATTTCCGTTAGCAAAACAAGTTGATAACTTTGCTCAAGCTAAACAAATGAGTTTGACAAAAATGTTTTGGGTAATATGGGATGATTTAAAGCTAAATCTAAATTTTAATTTTGATTATAAAGTCCCAGAATGGGACAGACCTTATACACACGTTTTTAAAAATGGCGAGTTCTACGACGGCGTCTGTTTATTTCCTAAAAATGCAAATGTATCAGAAAGAGAACTAAAGCATCGATTTTTTATTAAGAAAAAAGAAATCGATGTACAGGCAAGTGTTCCTAAAATATATGATATTTTTTATATTGATTCTTGGGAAGAATATCAAGAAGCTCTAACTACATCTACAACAGAAATGTTTTGGATGACCGGTAAGAACTTAGAAACACATGCTGACTTTAAGTTTGACATGTACTTTAGCCATTACAATACTGATGACAGAAATCAAAATCATGCATTTGTACATCAAACTCCGGTGTCTAACTTTTTCAATGGCGTATTTCTTTGCAGTAAGAATAAGCCATTAAGCAAGAAAGAAGTTGAACATAGATTTCCAATCCATCGTCGAGAGTGGGACATTGTAGCAAGCCTTCCTAAAAACTATGAAAACTATTGCGGACTTGTAACTACATATGAGCAATATTTAGAACTGGTAGAAAAGAGTCCTACTGAACTATTTTGGGTAATACCTAATGACGTTAAGTTAGATTCTAACTTTGATTTTAACATTTATTTTAGCCATGATAACGATTTCGATAGAAAGACAAATCATGTATTTTTAAATGGTGAGCACTATGACGGAGTAATGCTGTTAAGTAAGCACAGTCCTATAAGTGAGAGAGAGTTCAAGTACAGATTTTTAACAAATAAAAAAGATTGGGATATTGTTGCAAGTGTTCCTAAGAAGTACGATATTTTTTACATTGACTCATGGGAAGAATATCAAGAAGCACTTGAAAGAAGTTCAACAGAGATGTTTTGGATGACAAGCCGTAACATTGCTACAGCCTTAGATTTTGAGTTTGACATTTATTTTAGTCATCACAACAGTTATGATAGAGGTCAAACACATGCATTTATACATCGTGTTGGAGATAAAGACAGCTACAACGGTATTTTCCTTTGCAGTAAAAACAAACCTCTTAGCAAACGTGAAATAGAGTATAGGACTCCATTAGAACGTAAAGAGTGGGATATTGTTGCTAGTGGTCCTGTAACATATCAGCAGTATGTTGTCAATTAAATCTTATCAAGATTATTTAAAAGCATTAACAGATTCCCCAACTGAGATGTTTTGGGTAGTGCCTGATGATATCGTCATTAGTCCTTCTTTTAAGTTTGATATTTATTTTAGTCATGACAATGAATATGATCGTAAAATGAATCATGTATTTCTTAACGGGGATCATTATGATGGTATTATGTTAATGAGTAAGCATCGACCAGTTAGTGAAAGAGAATTTAATAGTAGATTCTTGATTACCCGCAAAGAATGGAACATACAAGCAAGCACCCCAAAATCTAAAATTTATGATATTGTCTTTATAAGCTATAACGAACCTAATGCAGACAGTAATTTCCAAGCACTAAAAGATAAACAACCTACTGCTAAAAGAGTACACGGAGTTAAAGGTATTCATAATGCTCATATAAAAGCAGCTGAAATATCTGATACTCCGTTATTCTGGGTAGTTGACGGTGATGCTTTAATATTAGACAGTTTCAACTTTGACTATCACGTACCTACATGGGACGCTGAAACAGTTCATGTATGGAGAAGTAAAAATCCTATTAATAATTTAGAATACGGATATGGAGGAGTTAAACTCTTACCTAGACAACTAACACTAGGTATGGACACTAGTTCAACTGATATGACAACTAGTATCAGTAACAATTTTAAAATAATGGATAACGCCAGCAACATTACAGCGTTTAATACAGATCCTTTTAACACATGGAAAAGTGCATTTAGAGAATGTGTTAAATTAGCTAGCAAATCTATTAATAGACAAGTAACGGAAGAAACAGAACAGCGCCTTGATACATGGTGTACACAAGGCGCTGATAAATTGTTTGGGGAATATGCTATTGCAGGAGCAGTAGCAGGTAAACTATTTGCCGAAACACAACCAACCGAAACTCATAGGATTAATGATTTCGATTGGTTGTATAAAACATTTAAATTAAATTTCTAAAGGAAATACTTCGGAAATAATCTTAGCACATGCTTGAGCAATCTCCATGTGTTCTTTTTGCGTTCCGTTTTCCTTACGCAAGTTAATGTAATGGATCCAACTACGGATAGTTCCGTTCATATACATGCGACTTACTGTAAGTCCTTCAGGAAGAACGGCTCGAGCTTGTTCTTTAGCAATGCCATTTGCAATAGCCCATTTGTATTCTTTTTCTACTGCAAATAGCACACGCTTTTGAGCACGTTCCCATTCAATAGCCAGTAAACGTTGGCTTTCGTCGTTCATATCAAACTCAACACTGTTCTGCCTATTCTTTGTGTCCTGAAAACGTGCTTCACGGACTACAAACGCTTCGCCTAATTCTGCTGTAGGATCAGCATAGCGTTGACTAAACTCTTGAAAACTAAATGAACGATGACGTAGAATTTGTCGAGCAATATCTCTAGTAGTTTCAATTTCAATACAAGCTGAAACCATTTCGAGAGGTGACCAATGTTGATGTTTGATCAAATACTTAATTAGTTTTTCACTAGTTTCTGTATTGAACTGATTAGCAGGATTACTTACACGAGCACAGTATGCAACAAGATCAAGAGCATCTTCAATGTCTTGATTTTGAAATTCCTCTGTGGGCTTGCTATAAGATACTAATTTAACTTTCATTTTAGCTTTCTATTGTTTAAGAATTTTTTAGTGTGTTTGATCATGTCTTTTTTAATACGATCTGTGTCTAACTTGAAATCAATTTTATCAATGTCATCTTCGTATTGGCGAATAATTTCTTTGATTTCTTTTTCAAAGACATCCCAGCTCTGAGCCTTTAAGTTTTTTTTAAAATCTATTTCCCAAACTTTGGTGTTTTTAAATGTAATTTCAATAGTGTGTACATAAACAAGGGGAACTACATTTAATGTAACTTCCCCGAATATCTCAGGCCATAAATCTACTACATCTTTGGGAAGAGTCTTCCCATTATTCACTTACTGCTTCTTTTTTCTTTTTAGTAGTTGGAACTAGTGCTTCTGCCTGGCGTCTTAGTTCTGCCGCCTCTTTGCTTAGACGATCTGCATCACTGCGGAATTTCTTAGCTTGATCTTCAACAGACAATGGAGCAGAAACAACAGGCTGTACATCTTCATTAACAGATCCTGAGGTTGTTTTACCTGCATTACTAATGTCTTTTACAGTGGCAACTTCTTGAACTTCTACGTTCGGAGGCACAGCATTTGGATCCTTGACTGAAAGGTCATCAACTGCTGTTCCTCTTTGTTCAGCGATCAATTGATTAAGCTCTGCCAAAGAAATCGATGCTTGAAAGTTAGGAGTCATTTCTACTTTATCAGTGCCTACTTTAATTAGCTTTCCTTGAACATGTAGTGTAGGAAGCATAGTACTACCATCTGGAAACTTTGCTCTTGCAAGTACTTCGTGAAACTCAAATGCTTGCTGAGCCGCAGGACTTTCAACAAGTTGTGGTGCTTGTGTCGACTGTGCTTTTGCAGCCTCTAAGAATGCATTGACCTTGTCGAATAGCACTCCAACGGATGATAATTCGTTAGCTTTAAAGGCACCTCTTTGAGTTACTACTTCGATTAAATTTCGAATAGCAGCCAAATCATTTAAGTTAAGTTCAGGCTTCGGTGCATCTGTTACTTGTTCTTGAGTAACTTCGTTTACTTGTTCAGTCATTTAGACTCTCCTTGTTGTTTTACTGATTCTAAAAATGCCATCAGCTTATTATAAGTCTGTCCTACAACCATCATTTCAGTTGGTTTAAACGCACCTCTTTGACTAGCAATATCGATAATGCTTTTTATAGCTACTAAGTCATTGATCGTTAGTTGAGTCTGATCTTGTGCAGTTTCTTGTGATTGGGTATTTTCATTTTCACTCATGTGAGTACTCCTTTCTATTATATATGCTTATAATTTATCTATCAGATAAGATCTGGACAAGCAAGTTTGAAAAAACTAAGTTCTTTCTCTTGTTCAAATCCAATCCGAGTAGTGAACACAATAGTATTGTCAATAATACCTATATACTGACCTATGTAATATCTACCGTTTAAATTTTGACTAATCCAGTTGTCTAGTTTATTAACAAACGAAGGATTAAATTTTGGAATTTCTGTATAGACAAAATGATGTGCTGGGAATTCCACTTTACGGATACCCAGCACATTTAGCGGATTTACTTTACCGTTTTTAAGAGCCATTTAACTTCTTGCTTCTTCTTGATAATATGCATAAGTACCGAAAGGAGGTACAATAGTATTATTGCCGTGAATGATGAATACTGTATCACAGTAGTTCTCATCACCCCAAGATCCCCAAGGATATCCGTCTGTGAACATGATAAACTTTTTAGGGTTGATATCATTGTGCTTCATGTATTCCCAGTTGGCGTCAAATTCAGTACCACCGCCGCCCATAGGCTCGTATTCGGTAATGTCGTTGCCGCCATAACCATCAAAGTCTT